GTACGTGCGTTAGTTGTATGTTCGTACCCCCCTACCCCCCCCTCCGTCACTCGGGTTGGGTTCTGGTTGGGGTTGTAGGTTGCCCATCTTCACACACTCAGACGCCACCAGCCATCGGTGTTGGTAGCCATCACGTTCCCACGCGACCATGCACCCGCAGGCCGCGATGAACTTGCGATCAAGCAAATGCGTGCTTGTGGCTTGTGTCTGCCACGGTCGCGTCATCGTGTCTATCTCGGCTTGGCTCACCATGCTCATCGTACTGCCCTCGCCGCAACCCCTTCGGCTGCTGTCTTCCTCGCATGGCACCGCTTGCACACGCCTTGCAGGTTGTGCCGGTCGTTGGTCCCGCCCATGCTCTTCGGTGTGATGTGGTCTACCTGCTGTGTCGCCTCGCGCTTGCAGATGCGGCACACTGGTTCCTCTGCTCTGACTATCGCCGCCACCGCGTACCACTGGTCATCGTACCCCCGCTGGTGCCTGCTCTTGGTGCTGGTGGCCCACGCTGGCGGCTTGGATGTTAGTTGGTGGTGTTCGCAGTAGGATGACCCGGACGCGGCGTATGCCCTGCAACCGGGCTTTCTGCACGCTCTGGGCGGTCTGTTGCTCATGGAGTAAGTTCTCACACGAAAGGAATGATTCTACCGGGTACTTTGCTCATTTCCACCAGGCCCCCGCCCGTTTGCGTACCCATCGGGTCCATAGTTTGTTGGTTGGCTCGTGGCGGGTGTTGTATTCGCGGTATGTGATGAGGACTAACTCACCCCGCTTGGCCTCTCTGGGTTTCTTTGTTTCGATGACGAGGCCGCGCCCCTTGATGGTGAACCTGTCGTACTTCGGCGCATCCTTGCGCCCCTGTGCGTCCATCGTTCACGCTCCTTTGTCCCACGGCCTATCCATCACACCTGTCGGCACGTCGTAGCCCCCGTCTTCCAACGCCTCGAAGTGCATGATGGCCGTGAGATTCCAGACGCACGCGGCGAGGTGGTCTTCGTCGGCGTCGCCCGCCCAGTACCGCAGCATGTGCCGAAACGCGGAGTCATAGAACCTGCTAATAGGCTGGCCCTTTTCCCAGTTGCGGTCGCCGTACTTCTTCGCTCCCGCCTCGTAGTGCTTGGCGATGCGAAGCAGGGCGGTCGGCGGGACCAGATCAAACCGCCCCTTGCCCTCGCGCGTGTCGCGCACGCTGCCTGTTGCAAACTCTTCCCGCTTCCCAGAATCCACTACCTGCATTTCTTCCGCTCCTTGAATGTGTGCCGCGTCTTCTGCCCCAATGCGAACTTCATCACCGATGCCATCGCTCTAATCATCTCGTCGTAATCGAGTTCGCGATCCTGATACATCTCCGTTTGCATCCGCCCGATTGTCAGTCGCCACCGCATCGGCTCGGACCCTTCGATGTATTCGGCCTTGCACGGCTGGCCTCGCATGGCGGTCTTGGCTACGACTTGCTCTAGCACTCTGGTTGCTACGGGGTCGTGTTCCAGGATCAATCGCCACCCCCATAAAACTCCGCGAGCGCGTCGATGGGGGTGTCGTGTTCCTTGCCGCATGTGTCAGTGTCAGCCGAATACACAACGAAACTCTCTGCAAACGTGAGCAGGGTTTGATCGTCAGGCATTTTTCGCATCCAGTGCGACTCGATCATGGCGACAGCCGCGCGATCAAAAATCGCCGTTTGGGTGCGTGACCATCGCCAAGCCCCTTTGCTCCAATGCATCTTGCCAAGCAACAACTCACTCACCGCCAACTCCGGCCTCTTCGCCACGATCTTCGCGTAGGTTTCTGGTGTCATTGACTGCCTCCATTCAGCATCCTGAGATTCGCCTTGATGTCAGACTCGCGGAAGACGGTCACAAGGCCGCACTTGTCATCCATGAACGTCAGCCGCCAAGCACGCTTGCCGTTGGGTCGCCACATCACGCACGCGCCACGGCCACTTGCAACGCACTTGTCCGACTTGCTGCAAGCCTGTACCCACGCCTCCCACAGTTGTTTGGTCCCCAAGTCCAGCGATTCAACCCGCTTCACTTCCAGATACACGTTTGGCAGGTCGCGGATGATTACGTCCCGCCCGTCCTCAACGCCCAGCCCTTTCGACCGAACGGCGTCGAAGCCAAGCGTGCAGATGAACGCCGCCGCTTCGCGTTCGCCCTGGCTGCCTTTGCGTTGTGAGTGTGTCATTTGCCCTCCAGTTCTGCAATCGCCCGATCCGCCTCCGCACACGCCTGTTGCAGCCGCTTGTATTCCTCTGCCGCGTCGTCTTGATTGACGGGCGGGTAGAACCGACGCTCGAAGCGGTACGCGGCGCGGACCTTCTCGTACGCCTCAATCAACCTGTCAATGTCCGTCCCCTTCATGCTTTCGCCGTGTGCAGCCTTGCGGCCTGCGACGTTCGCTGCGAATAGGCGGATTCGTTCCATCGCACTCATCTTGCGTTCCTCAGTTCTTCCCGTGCCTGTTCCCAAGTCGCACAAGGCCCGCCTTGCACGTACGTCGCGTCAACAAACCATTCCTTGATCTTCTTCGGCTCGCACTTGTACCAGTGCCACCAGCCGTTCAACTTGTGAATGCCGCCCGCGATGCGGTCGTTGTGGATGTAGCGGGAGTGTGATTCGTTCAGGGGCTGCCACAATCGGCCCCCTTCCGCGCGTTCGCTTCCATCACGCGACGCACGACGCGCCGCCATTCGCCCTTGTGTCCTTCTGTTTCGCCGTCCCATGTTCCTAGCGTGTCAGTACCTTCCCAAAACGCTTCGTACGCAACGCGGGCGAGGTCGTCGATTCCCTTCTCGTCGACGAACCCCGACGCCTTGCACGCGGCGACGGTCGCCTCGGCCCGCTCGCAGCGGGCGAGGAGGGTGGCGTTCTCGGCTTGCAGGGCGGATAGAAACTTCTGTGTGTCTTCGGTACTCATCGCTTCACTCCCTTCGTCTTCGCAATCCTCTCCCCCGCCGTCTTGCTGCTCATGACGCCTCGCTTTCCACCCTTCGCCACACCGGGCCGGGGTTGCCGTTATGACGCACCTTGCCGCCGACAGATTCGATCCATGCGTGAGCGGCGTTGTTTGGCACAGAACAACAGTGATCGCCAATCTTCTCAAAGGTCCACTCGCCAACCAACAGTTTGCGGCGTTTCGTGATCTGGCGGTAACCTTCGCCAAGCCGAAACTGCACAAGGCATCCGTCATGTGTGACAAAAAACACTTCGCAAAGTTTCACGTCAACCGTCCGCTTCACGGTGCCTCGCTTTCCAAGTAATACTCTGCGTGCCTACCGCCGTTGTGGTTGTCAACCATCTCCGTCTTGATGTCGTGCCCAGCCTCGCGAAGTTCGCCGATGCGAGCGGCGAGCCGGAAGCACCGGAACATGCTCAACGCCTTCATCGCGTCGATGCGTTGACCGCGCTGCATGTACGCAAGGACGAGGGCGGATTGGTTGGGGCGGGTGTTGGTTTCTGTCTGCATCACGCACGCTCCTTCCGCTTCGACTTCTTCGCAGGCTTCGTCCGGTCCCACCAGATTGCCTTCGCATCACTAATCAACGCCTTCAACACCAGCCCCCTCGCCCGCCTCGGCGTCAGGTTCGCGTGAACAACGCCGTCAATTCCAACCGTGTCGGTGCCGCGTTTCTTGGGTGGCATTAGGCACGCTCCTTTCGCCGCCAGAGGACGCCTTCGGTTTCCATTGGCTTCCTGTTCGTGCTTTCAACCAGACCCTTCCGCTCCATCCATCGCAGCACCCGCGCAAACTCGACAGGCTCCGCAATCTCGCCCGTTACCGCCGTCCATCGCGTTCTGATCCTGGCAATCTCTTGCCATTCGGTCGGCATGAGTTCGATCAGCCGCTTGCTTACTCGTTGGTGTCTGCGTACTAGGGTCGCCATGCCGCTCATGCTGCCACCTCGACCTGAACGGCTTGCTTGCACTTCTCCAGCATCGCCATAAACACCGGGTCTTGCTCAGCCACCATCACCCGTGCCGCCTGCCAACTGTTGATGACAGAAGAGTGGTTAGTTCTGCCGGTTGCACTGGCAATCTCAGGAAACGATGGCGTTGCTGGCAGAAACTCTCGCAGTGCATAAGACAACACGCGCCTCGCCCTGATCTGTCCGACGCTTCTACCGGGACCAGTGACAATCTCGTGCGCGATCCCAATTGCCTCGCACATGGCCTTAGCCGCCTCGACCACATGCGCTCCGGCCCGGCCAAAGACCGCCTCGTGTGCGTCCTTGAACGCCTGTACGTGAAGTTCCTTCTCGCGCTTGGGCATCCCGTCCCAAGTCCCGTCGCCTTCCAAGCGGTCGATGAACACCGAACACAACATCGCCGGTACGTCTTTCTTCATGCTGCACCTCCGTTCGCCAGTTTCAGCCTGGCCGCGTCGAATTGCCCCTTGGCCTTGCCCGCCCACTTCTCCCGCGTGTTGGGTTCACCCCACGCAACCCTCATCGCGTACTTGACCGGGTGTTTGATGACCTTGCCCCGCTTCCGCTCCTCGTGCATCCTGGCTGCGGCGTGGCTCAGGTTGGCATTAGACGCCTTCTCGTGCGTCATTAGCCCCCAGACCTCCCCCTCTGGCACCCCGGCCTCCAGCAAAGCAAGGCGGAGCCTGTCCCCATCCAGCACAACAGGCGGGGCGGAGCCTGCCTTGCCTTGCTTTATGTCTTCTTCTAATCTGCTCTGCTCTGCTCTGCTCTGCTCTGGTACCGTTTTTGTCACGCTCGACCGTGACATTTCCGTGACCTCTTTCGACCGCTGGTTTGCCTTGCGTTTCTGGGCCGTTGCCCGCTCCCTCGCGCCGTTGGAATTGTGCTTTTCCCAGCGGTAAAACCTCGCTCCGCTGTCGTCAAACTTGATCCAGTGGGCGGCGTTTTTAGAGAAGCCGTCGATGCCCGAAACCGCGTCGATGTCGGCTGGCGTGGCATTCCGGACAAGTCCGGTTGCTGTCCGTTCTCGCGCCCACATCCACACCTCTAGCCATGCGTACGCGACGGCGCGGGTGTCTAAGTTCAGTGCGCGTGCTTGGGCCATGATGACCGTCTCGCGGTAAAGACCCTGGTTGCACTTGATCCATTCAGCCATATCGCGTCCCTGCGACCATCCAAACTACCAATGCCGTTCGCCAGAAAAGACCCACACAAGCACGGCGAAAAACACAACGCCCACGACAACGCACGCCCACATCTCAAACCGATCATCTTCGCGTTCCATTGGCCTTGCTCCTGCGACCTGTAAACATCCCAAAGCCTTTCAGTTGCTTTCAGATTACTTAGTCATCGCAAACAGATCCGCTTGCGACTCCTGCCTCTTGGCAATTGCCCGCTCGCAGTTCTTGATGGCTACGGCGTGGTACTCGTCCTTCAATTCGCACCCGTAGAACCGGCGACCACGTAGAAGGGACTGATACCCCTCCGACCCAATCCCGGCAAACGGAGAAAAGACGACCTCATCGGGGTTGCTGTAGAGCCTCACAAGGCGATCAATCACGCTCAACTGCAAGGGGCAGATGTGCTTCACGTCGTCTTCGCTGCGGCCTTCGGACACGTTCAGGGTGTCAGTTTCCCGAATGTCCATCCAGCAACACTCAGCCCAATCAATCCAGTCACTGCGTGAAACCTGACCGTCACCAACCACGGCAACGGCGTTATTGCCTGGTGCCCGAAACTTGATGAGGTAGTCGCCAAGCGCACCTCGCTGCTTTGCCCGATCAGTTTCCAGTCCCGCAAACTGCAACTCTCGGCTCTTAGTCCGAATGGCTTGGGCTTGCGGGTTCTTGCGAACCATCCAGTCGTATTCAAACACCAGCCCGGCGCGTTCGCCCAGCCGAATGTTGAGACCGCGAAAGTCAAACAACCCGACTTCGCCCGTACGCTTCATACGTGGAATCTGCATGACGTGAACCACCATCGCGCGGCCCGGCTTGAGGATGCGGGCGATCTGTCGATAGAAGAAAGACAGATGCAGCTTGGCCTCGTGCTTGAGGTTCTCGCTGTTGCCGATGTCCGATGCCTCAGACGTGTAGGCGTAGAGGGCGGGGAACGGAGGAGAGAACACCGCCATGTCTACGCACGCCGAAGGCAGCGTTGCCATGTGGGTGATGCAATCGCCCCGATGAATGTGGAACTCACTTCCTGTTAGCAAACTGCTCACGGAACATCTCCTCTTGTTGGCGGGTGTCTGCGTCTACTCGCTTTGCCTTAGCGAGGACGGTTTCAATCATGGGGGCTTCAAACTCAGTCACAGGAATGTGAACATTGAGCGGTCGGGTTGAGCCGATTCGGTTGGACCGCTTTACGGCTTGGTAAAACTCTTCGTATGAATCTTGCAGGCCAGCAAACACTTGCCTCGTCGCTACCTGAAGGTTCAGGCCAAACCCAAGAATCTTGGGCTTGGTCACGAGTACGCGAATCTCTCTGCGCTTGAATGCGTCGATGATCCTGAGCCGTTCTTCGAGCGGTGTTTCTCCGGTGATGTTGCCGCATCCCTCGAGCGCAGCAGAAACGTCATCCTGTTCGTTGTTGTACTTGCACCAAACGATGGTCGATTCGTCGGGCCAAGACTCAACCAGCCGCTTGATGTACTCGGTCTTGTTGCTCTCGATGCGTTCCTTCCCGACGTGCCCCTTGCCAAGCCTGGCAATCTTCCCTCGGTTGGCGATGCCGCCGGTTTCGTTGACAAACATATCGCCAGTCATCGCCATGAAGTATTCACGCTGAGCCTGCGTGGTTGGCACGGTTTCAACGTGGATGTGGATCGGAGGAGTGGTGTTGCAGTTGTCACGCCATCCGTACGTTGCCGGGTTGGTCAGGAACACGCACCAGTGGGTCATGGCCTTGTAGAACGGCTTGAGAGCGTGCGACTTCAACTCCCATCGCTCGTTAGTCTGCCCGCGATTCACGAAGAAGCGAGCCAGAAAACTGTTCACGGTTGGGAATGCGTCTAGGAATACTGCGTGGTTGGCGTACTCGATACGGTCGTTTGGGGCTGGCGTGCCAGTGAGAGCGAGTTTGTATTCAACTCCCTTCCCCATCTCAATGAGCCGCGTTCCCCACGCTCCATAGTGCGACTTGAGCATCGACGACTCATCCAGAAGCAGCCCGCCCAATTCGCTTTGAGGCAGGTCTTCGGTGATGGCCTCGTAGTTAGTGATGGCAATGCCCTTGCCGGTTCGCAGCCATTCGGGAAGTTCGGCGGCGGCAACGATCTGAATGTCCTTGTCGCCGTACCACCGTTCCCACTCCGCAACAGTCTGAGACACGACCATGAGCGGAGACAGCAGCAGCACCCGCTTCTTCGTGTGCCGCGCCGCGTGCCTAGCAAACTCGGTCATAATCAGGGTCTTGCCCAAGCCGCAGTCTGCGAACACCGCAAACTTCCGCTTCTTGATCGCCATTGCCGCGATGTCCCGCTGGTAGTCCATAAGGAACGACGACAGGCGAGTTTTCTCGGCCTTCTTCTCGGCCTTGGCAAGCCCAAGTGATGCCGCGTACTCGTCAGGGAACTCGGCTGAGGTGCCGACGATGCGATACTTTGGCAGTTGCTTGACTGCTAGGAATCGCTCGTAGTCCTTGACGCAAGATGGGTCGAAATGCAGAACCAACGCCAACCTCCTGCGGCCAAGCCGCGAATCCAATCCCCACCCGCCGCTTTCGCGACGGGTGAAGTGCTGGGCCTCGCGCCGCGAAGGTCATTCGCGACCTGCTTTGGCGAGACGCGGTACTCCCGTATCCGGCACTCAAGGAGCCTTTCGCTTTCCAGCAATACCCACCCTCCGCGTCTCCACGGAGGGGGGACCACGCCACCACCTAGAAGCCGTCGATGCCGCGAGGACTAAACGGAATGTCCTCTGGTCGCATCACTCCCGACTCCTTGCCGGGCTGTGCAAACTTGCTCGCGGGCTTGGCCGTTGGTGTCGCCGTCAATTCCGACTTCAACACCGAAGCAATGTTGTTTTGTTCGCCGTAGCCCTCGCGTTCCTCGACGCCCAGTTGCAGTTGGAAGTTGGTGCCGACGTACTTGGCCGGGTCAAACTCGCCCGCTTCAAACTGGTTGACTGCGGCTTGGTCGATGGCCTTCGCGAGTTGCTTGTACTTCCAAGCGGCCATTCCCGCCGTGACGTACTGACGCAAGACCCGCTCGCCCTTGTCGGAGTAGGCCCGGAACACCCAGTATTCCATAGGCTCGCCCTTCTTCGACACCAGTTGCGAGCCGTCTTGTGTGGTGTCAACCACGGCTTCCAGAGTCGCCGGGTACGTGCCTTCGGGCAGGCACATCGTTGCATCTTTCGGGTTGTACTTCACGCTTGCTCCTTGTTTTGTCCCATGAGGAAACCAATCGCCTTCTCTGCCTGCTCAGACGTAAGTTCAGACAGGTCGTTTGCGTCTGCCTTCTCCAACCACTTGTCTTCCATTTCCGCGCCGTTCTTCCGGTCGGCCAGCAGGCCACGCAGTTGGGCGACCTGTTCGGGTGTTGCCAGCGTGACCGCGATAGCGTCGCGCTCCAGCACAGACCGCCCGTACTTGTCCGCGATGGCGTCGTATGACCACGGGAACACCTCGCCGTCAAGGAACGCCGAAAGCCTGGTCTTTCGCACTGTGCCAACCCGGTCCTTGCCGCGCTTGCTCAACTCCACCACCAAGTCAAACAGGTAGTCGAGTTTGCCGTAGCAGTCAAAGGTGATGCCGTCTTGGGCAACAGTGTCCTTGCCCTTCGCGTCCTTGGTTCGCACCCACTTGTCTTTAGCGTGCGACGTAATCACTACGTTCATGTCCAAGCGAAGAAGCAGGCTGCAAAGGTGCTTGACGGGCCGATCCGCGTGCTTCTTGTGCCGCGCGTACTCGTCGCTGCCTTCGATCTGGATGCCCTTGTCAAGCAGGTCGTTGTAGATGACCGTCAAGGGGTCGATGACCAGCGTGCGGTATTCGTGCTTCTCGCTAATGAGTGCCTTCACTTCGGCAATCAGTTCGTCGGGGCTGGTGGTGAACAGGTACGCGCCGCCGCTCTTGTTCAGCAGGTCTACGTACTGATCGTTTTCCGCACCGCGTTCGGTGTCGATGAAGTACGGGCGAGGAAACTGCAAGGCCGCAGTTGTCTTGCCGACGCCAGGGGGACCGTACATGAAGAGTTTGAGCCGCTTTTCGGTTGCTGTGGGTTTCTTTGCTTTCAATGCCATCGTGTTTACTCCTAAACCCACCAGCCCCGTTCCCGGGACTGGCGAGGTAAGTCAGACCGATTCACACTTCCGCCACTGGACCCAAAGGTCTTTCATCAACCGCTTCGTCACCCACCGCTTTGCCCGGTTGTTGGCGTGCGCGTTGGGCGTCCCTTCCGGCACGTTGAGTTTGGCAAGTTCCAACTTCTTGCGTTCGTCGAAGAGCGTGCGGTATTCCTTGCCGTTCTTGACGATGCACTCGCCGATGTTCCAGACAATCGCACGCCTGCGGGGGGAATAGCCGTGCGAAATCCACTCCTCTGCGGTCTTCGATTCCGGGTTGCCTTGCCGACGCGAACCCATCACCGCAAGCCCCATCCGCTTCCACAACTTTGCCGGGTTCGCGTACTGGTTCAGGTCGCCGCACTCGGCAACGATCTTCGCCAGTGACAGCGCGCCCAGCCCGTCCACGCCCTCGACCCACGCCCACACCGGCAGCGTCTTGGCCAACGCCTGCAACTGCTTCTCTAGGTCCTTGCGTCGGCTAGCCAACGCCTCGCGCGCAGGCTCGAAATCGGCATCCATCGCCGCAACCATCGCAACGATGTGGGTGGGTTCGTCTGATTCCCGACCCTTGCGAATGTCGGCAATCAACTTCGCCGCCCGCTCTTTCACGTCCTCCGGCTTGCCACCGCGAGCGAGCATGAGGCGAGCAAACGCGCCTAGCGAACTCTCGATACCAAGCAACTGGCGGAGAACGAAGCGGAGGCGCGAGTATGGTTCGACGAAGGCCGAGCACGCTGATTGGGTTTCAGTAGAACATTGCGGTCCTTCGTGATTCGCTGGGGCGGCGGCATTTGGCGATTGGTGTGCAGTGGCACGATGGCCGCTCGCCCCTTCGTTTGTGTCCGGCTCGGCATCTTCGGGTTGGGTTGCAGAACAAAGATGGCCTTGCCGGACATTGTTTGTGCTGGTGTTGGCACACGAGGAGTGGCATTCACGGCATAGATGGCCAACACCAGCATTGTTATTCGTGCCAGCAATGACACTCACAGGGAGGGCAACAGGACTCGAATGGTCATTGCTGGCAGTTTGTTCGCGTGCGGGCGACACTTGGGGAATGGCGTTCAACAGATCAATGGTCGCGCCGCACGTTGATTCGAGCGAGGAGGGCACGCAACGAGTGGGTTTCTGTGGAATGATGGCCCTCGCTCGCTTTGGTTTGGAAGGCGAGGCGGGCGTGCTGCTGGTGGGTTGCGATGTTCGCATGGCCCGCTCTCGCCGTTGTATTGTGGTACTCATGTCGCGGCCTCCACAGAGGCAAGCAACTTGCTAGCCGCGTCGTCGTCAAACGCCTGGCCGACCGATTGGTCCTTCTTCAACTTCGCGGCCAACGCCTCGTAGAACGCCGCACGCACGATGTTGCCGCGAGCCGTCGCCCGTTGCTCGCGTGCTGCTTCTTCAAGGTCAACGCGCTTGCAGTCCTTCAACCGCAGCCCGCCGATGTGCCAGCCGTCAAGCAGGCCAATGGCCACCGTGTACGCCGCCGTCGATTCCTCGCCACGCCGCGAAGCCTTAGCAATGAAACCACTGCGCACCGCGTGCTTCATGCGTTCGATTTCAGACTTCGCCGCCGTGTACGTCATGTGTGCAAGCAGCGGATCGGCTAGCCCCTGCTCTCGCACCCGTCGCAGCAACGTGCGCGCCGCGTTGTCGGTGTCGGGAATCGCCTTCGCGGTTTCCCTTGCAAGTTGCATCAATGTCACGGTTGGGTCTACTGTCGTCGTCATGTGTTGCTCCTAATTCCGCCCACCCCGTTTCCAGAGTGGGCTAGGGCACTCCCAGCACCCTTCGCGCCTCTCCATCGGGCAATGGAGCTTCGGGCGGCGCGGCCCATGTCAAACCCACCCCGCGCGGCTACACGCGAGGCGGGGAGAGGAGGAGAGGTCTACCGATTCGGCGGCTGATACCGCCACTTCACTTCAAAGCGAACGCCATCCAAGAAGGCGCACTTCTCATCCACGGTCAGGTACTTTTCAACCTGAGCGGCGAGGTCGCGTTCGTACACGACACCGAAAGACGTGCCATCCGTGGCACTCGGCGGAGGAGTCGCCGGGGCGTCCTGCCCGATCTTCGCTTCGGTTGCGAGCGTTGTGCGCCGCACTTGTGCAGCCTGCTCCTGCTCGATGGTCGTCTGATCTACCAAGTGTTCAGTTTGCATCATTCCTCCCATCTACCACCGCATCCGCCGCATCCTGCACCGGATCACGCGGCATGTCTCGCGACCACAAGCACGCATCGCACACAACCGTGCCCAACGCAACGCGCGTCGGGGAGTCACAGTCAGGGCAGTGTGTTGGGTCGTGTGTCAAATGCCGCACGTTGACGACAAGCCAGCGTGCGACAAACCTAAGACCAAAACCCCACCGCGCCGCATCCGACGCGGTGGAGCGAGTCGCGCTAACGCGCGGATGTGACGGTTACTTCGCACCCCCTGCGGCGCGGAAGACAGAAAGGGCTTCCAAGAAATGTCCTCGCAACTTGCGGATGTCCGATTCACTCATGCACGGGTCAAGCAACGCGACAGCCTTCTTCATCAGGTCCGCGTTGGCTTCCGCCGCCCGCACGAACTCGGCGGGGTTGGGGATGCCTGCCAAGGCGTTGACGCAATCAACGATGCGTTGTGCGTTGAACGTCGCGTTCGTCATGCCCGGCCCACACATGGCGGGCGATGTGGTCGCAACCATCTCTGGAAAATGCTGGCAGTCAAAGATGGCCGTGCCGTCACGCTGCCAAGGTTCCGGCGTGTGTTTCAACTCACTCATCGCACACCTCCCAAAACTCTCTCAGCCCTCGCCTCGCGCCAAGCGAGTACGTCCCGCTCGCGCCATTGCATCCTCGTTCCGATCTGCACGCCTCGCGGGAACCCGTACTTCTTGATCTGGTGTTGCACGGCTTGGTACGGGTGTTTTCCGGTATACCCAAGGAACTCCCGTGCAACCTGCCCCACGTCCAAGAACCTTCCCGCAAGCGTTTGGCTCGTCCGATCACTCCCAATCATGGGCAGAGTGTATAGAAAACCCTAGACAAAGCAAGGACTTTCCTATACATTTCTAGCCGAGGCTGTGCATCCTCTTGTCATTCTTGGACTTGCGTTGACAAAAATGTTGGCTGTGCTTCCATCACGCATGGATGTTGGCGATGTGCTGCGGGAACTCCGCAACCGCGCAGGAATGTCGATACGCGAGGTGAGCAAATCGCTCCGCGTGTCGCATGGCCTCATTCAGCAGAAGGAAGTTGGCACAGTCAAGATCAAGCCGCAAGAACTGGAGGAATGGGCGGCATTGCTTGGGTCTTCGGCGGATGTGGTTCTGTCGAAGGCCAACAAGAAGCAGGCGAGGATGGTCCCGCTGCTGACGGAGGTACAGGCTGGACGCCTGATCCGCAGCGCGGAGGATGTGGGGTGGACCTTGCAGGACGCAGACAGGTTCGTCGAAACAACCGCAACCGTGGCCGTTGATGCGTTCGCCGTGGAGGTTCAAGGGGACAGCATGGCCCCGCGAATCAGACCGGGCGATATCTGCATCTGTGAGATGTTGAAGGAAGGCGACGAGAACCGGCTTACCGATGGTCGGCTGGTCGTCGCATGGATTTCCCCAGCCCCCGCGAAGAGCGGCGGGTCGTGGATGGGCGGCCCCGTCATTGGCCGCTGGACTTCTCGCGGGGACGGGATGATTGAACTCCGCAAGGACAACCCCGAGAAGCAGGCCGTGGTGGTGCCAGCGACGTACGAACGGGTACCGCGTATCGCGGTGGTGGTGGAGTTGAAGAGCCTGAACCCGTGAAGCCGCACCAAAGCCGCAGATAAGCCGCACGTCAATGTAACATTACATCGACAATTGAAAAGTTTGTGCGCTTTTTGTGCGCATTCTGCCTCTGTTAGTCTAGGTTAGTCTCGTTTAGTCTGCGACTAATCGGCCTTGCCGACTCAAAAACGCCATTCCTGCCCTACTGTGAGGGGGTGCCCAATGCCTTACGAAAGCATCGCTCTACCGCTGAGCTAAGGTGGCAAGCCCTTATTTTCCAGCCACTTGCGCGACTGGCTCCGGGTTTTGTGCGCCGTCCTGTGCGCATTTTTCACCCGTTTTTTCCCCTAACGCCGCGATAGCCTTCGGGGACGATGTAACTAGCGAGGCGATTCTATCCATCGGGAACCGCTCGTAGTAGTATTTCTTGACGGTTTCTTCGGTGTCGCCCAACGCCTCCGCGACCAACTGGAACGAGGCCCCGCCACGTATCCAGTCTGTCGCCAACGACTTACGCAACGTGTGCAATGGCTTGCCGTAGTCCGCAATGCCAGCCTCGATCCTGGCCTTGTCGATGATGCGGGCGTGGTGTTCGCGGAAGCCACGGCAAGGCCCGTCGTCGTAACTCTCGTTCTGCGCCGTCAGCAGCAGCCCCGCGAGGGTTGCGTCCATTGGGGCGAAGCGGTCCCGCTGCTTGGTCCCTCGGTCTGTGCGCCCGTTGCTCTCGCGGATGGGGATGTGGATGACGTTGTTGTGCCATTGCACGTCGGCCCATCGGAGGTTGCGTATCTCCTCGCGGCGAAGACCAGCCCGGCGAGCAATGCAGAACGCGAGGAACGCCGTGGGGTTGGTGATGTACCCGGCGATGGCGTCGGCCTGCTCTTGGGACACGTAGGACCACCCAGCAGCCCCGCCCGCCGCGATGTTCAGCGTGTGCGTCCGTAGCGACTTGCGGGCGAATGGGTTTCGCTGGGCGAGGGGTGTGGACCTATTGACCGCGTACTCGAAGACCACCCCCAGCCGCGCCACGATGCCGGCGATGGTGTTGGCCGACAACTTGTCCGAGTCGCGGCCCTTGGCATCCCGCAGGTGGTTGACGAACGCCCGCGCATGTTCGGCCCCAACGTCGCGTACCCGCTTGTTGCCGATGACGGAGATAAGCCGGTCGATAGCGGCAACCTGGTCGGCCAGCGTCTTTGGGTTCAAGTCTGTGCGTTCCAGCCGGTAGGCGTCACGCCACGCCAGCAGCGTCGTCGGGTCCACCCTCCCGACCATGACGCCGCGCTCGGCGATGCGTTGAATGGCCAGCCGCTCCGCGTCCTTCTTCCCGCCGATGGTGGACTTGCGGCCAAGGCTCTCGCGAGTGCGGGTGCCGTCGGGCAACTGATAGGACAACTGCCAGTAGTCGCCGTTACTTCGCACTCGCATCGGTCGCGTCCTTCCTGTTGCCTGTCAGGTCGCGGTAATGCGCCCCCTCCGGCGTGTTGTGCGTGAGGAACCGCGCGGCCCGGATCGGGTCGGCGATGCAGACCGCAGCGTGAAGGGCCAGCGTCTTCGGGACCGGCTTGCCCATGATGCGCGTGAGTTCGTCGGCGAGCCTGTTCAGCGCGTCGTCCGTGCCCCAGTCGTGGTTGAGCCAGTGCGCGGTGCGTTTCTTGTGCATAATCCGACCCCTCGCGTTTCGGCGAGGGGTGGGGTCTTACTTGGTGTTGGCGTATCGAATCATTCCAGAGCCTTTACACACTTCGCACGGCCTTGGCTCTCCGTCTTCGTCACGCGGGATGCACGGCTTGTCTTTGGGGTATCGTGAGACTCTTTGGGCTGGAAGTTCTTCGCCGTAAAATCCCCACCTTGTTACCCAGCCGCTGCCCTCGCAGTTTGAGCATTCTTTCACTGTTTCGCGCGTCACTTGCCCACCCCCTTAGCCTTCGCGATTGCGGCGCGGGCCATGATCGCGCCCTTGATCCAAAACTTGTCGGCCACGGGGAAGTTGGGATTCCCGCTCATCTCTTCGTAGTGCCTGACGACTTCTTCGCACGCCGCGAGCAAGTCGGGCGCGGAGGCAAACAACGCCGCCGCCCTTGGATTCTGGCAAATCGCGTAGATTGTCCACTCGTTGCCACTTTCTAGCGAACTCTCTGGAATGATGACGTAGTTTTGTGGGTAGTCGATGCCAGGATGAGAGGCTTGTTTAGGGCCGCGAACCACAAGCGAAACGTCACACGGGCTTGGTCCATTTTTGTAGGTCCAACTCAGTTTCAACTTTTCCATATCCGTCACCATCCTTTCCGCCGCGCGATTGTGTTCGCGGGCACTGTAACCCGGTGCCATTGCTGCCAACGCCGATGCGAGGGTTGGGGTCACTTGGCACCTCCCATCGCCCGCTGCACCTTCGCCCAGTACGCGACGGTCGCGGCCTTGCGGTGTCCGCGTGGTCCGCCGTTGTGAATCCTGGCCAATCGCTCATCGGTCGGGTTGCTACCCCCGTACCGCGCCCAGTACGCCAACACAACCCGGCGAGCGTATTGGTAGTCGCGGCAGTCTTCGTAGACGCCGCCGAGCGAGGGTTGGTGAGCCACGGCATCGGCCCAGTACGCCCGCGAAATCTGGAACGGACCAATCGACCGGCCCCCGTCGCCATCGGGCGGGGTGAGGGAGCCGGACGCCTCGACGTGGTGGATGCCGCGAAGCAGATCGGAGTGGGGGGCCTTGCCCGCGCCGAGCGCGAGGAAAGCCAACGCTGTGAGTGCTAACGTACGTCGCATGGGTTGCTCCTGAACCTGTGCCGCGCCCCCGGAGCTGCAACTCGCGGGGGCACTTCTTTGGAACCTGTAAGAACGCCTTATAGGTTGAAACCCGCCTGGCGTCGGTGGACGCGAGGCGAGGGGTGTTAGGCCAAGCGGCGCACAACCGCCTCGTATGGTCCGAATGGGGTTGTGCCGTAATACCGATGCACGCCGGGGGACCGCTCGACCCGTTCAAGCGATCCAGAATTGAGGCCAGCGATGCCGTTGGCCGCTTTCTCGGCCTCGCGCCACGAGCCGTAGAAAGATGGGTCGGATTGTTCGGCGGGATACTTCCCCTCGATTCCGCCCCAGTAGACCGTAACGCGGACAAGTTCAGATGCCATCGTTCATTCTCCCGGCCCTGCAAGGCCAACCCACCCGACCCAACCAGTATATAGCACTACATCGGTCAATGCAAGCGACTTCGCCAATATCTTGGCGTTTTTCTCACACTTTTTCGTTTGCTGCGATTGAACAGGAACCAAACATCTAGCAGTTCGGCCACAGACGCGGGCACAGGGCTAGCGTGGTCCATGTCCTCCCATCCTGTCTCGTTGCCAGTCGGGAGGAAGACCGTTCGCACGATGCCTCCCTAGTGCTTAGGTGCTTTGGTGTGCCACGCGGTGCAGAGTTCGTCCAGCACCACGAGCAAGTCGGCAACCCGCATCGTTCGCGGGATGGTGCGCTTCTCTTCGTGTGCGTGGTCGTCGTGGAAGATGCGGAGGACGTACGCGCCTTCGTCGGGCATGAGCATCGACCACGACAGGCCGCGCGATGCGGCTATCGCGTCCATGCCCGCCTCGACCGTGATGGCCTGCTCGGGGCTACCTAGTTTGTGTTGCTGCTGCTTCTGCTTGTGATTGCGCCGTGGATTGCGGGACATAGAAACGTGCCCTCCGCTTGTGGCCGTTGATGTAATCGACGCCTTCAACTTCTCGCATCTTGCCCGTCGCCAGCAGTTCGGCTATGCGCCTCTCTGCGACCGTGCGACCCACGCCCCACGTTGCACCCACCTCCGCGAGCGTTAGCCCGCCCTCCGGCCTCGTGGTCCTCGCTGGGGCAAGTTCACGCCACAGCCGCTCAACGCTGGGATTCTGGCAGGTACTTGATAAAGGTCCTGACATGCGCAAACTCCTTGGGTCCGCAGTTCCGATAGTCCAGCACCACGCCGCCGACGCACGGCACCTCCGCGCGGCTCGCCTTCTGCGTGTGCCTGTCGATGCCCTTCCACGACGGGGTACGCAAGGCCATGCCCCCGCACTGGCCTTGTGCAACGCTGTATTGATGCCCGTGCGCGACCGCGAGAACGTCGGGCGGTCGCTGGCCACAGTTGACCGCCTCTAGCCGCGTGTCTGCCATGTGGTTGGCTACGGCACCCTCTGCGGTCCATCGTCGGCCAGGTACGCCCGAGTGATGCCGCGCCCAGTGCATTAGCCCGTTGACCTCGAAGCGGGCGGTATCGTGCGTGATGCTGTTCTTCGCGCGGATGACGTTCAGCCCCTGCGCTTCCAGTTGAACGCCTAGTTCGTCCTCATCGTCCCACGTATGGCATTCAGTGCCACGCACGAAGTAGATCGGCCCGGTTGCCAGCGGTGCCAGCATCATCGCGGCCCATCGGGTTTGTTTCGTCCACGATGACGCGGTAAGTTCGCGCCCTCCGTGGTGGATGCCCTCCATCGCGTCACCGTTGACAACGGTAATGACGCCTGTGCCGAACGTGTCTCGCGTCCAGTCGCAGAAGTCGGCCCATTGCACGCGGACCCAATCGCGGAACCACGCGGCCCGCTCGATGGTGTCTTCGTCGGGCGGGCACCAGCCCCAGATGGAGCCGACGTGCATGTCGGATACGAACACTACTACGCGGTTCCCTTCGCCCATACTTTGCTCCTAGAGGCCCAGACCCATTCGCATAGAGATGCGATTGCGACGGAACAACGTGGATGGGTCGGCCCCGCGTTGCATGAGAGCGACCCAATCGGTAGCCCATTGCAGACTGCCCGCCGTGTTGAAGTGGATGAAGTCGTTACCAACGCCGCTCAGGTACGTCGCGCCCCACTCGGGCAGGTTGCCGTACTTCTCTCGCCATTCCAGCCCCATCGGGACGTGCCAGTAGCCCGCGCCCTTGGACTGGACCCAAGACGAAAACGTGTTGCGGATGTTGTCGTACTTCACCTGATCCGTCGCCGGGTTGTAGAGGTTCAGCGCGTTCTGTGAAGCGTCGTGCGTGCTAATCAACTCCACGCCAATGTCTGCGGGGTTCTTGCCAGCGGCGGTAATCGCTGCGATGTGCCGCGCGTCCCATGCGTTCAGTTGCGTCGTCGTCGGCGTGCCGTTCTGCCCGATCATCAACGTGCGGACCTTGATGGGGCAGTGGGTGTAGAACGCCGTCAGCAAGGCCGCGTTGTAGAACCGCGTATCGGCGTCGGGATCGGATACCGCCGTACCGCCGTCCGCGTAAGCGTGACCGCTCAACCTCATGCCGCCCGTGCCGAAGTAGATGAACCCGAACTTGTTTGTCACCGTGGGCAGTCGCAGGTATCGCAGCAGTTGGTTTGCGGTGCGTCCCACTTCTACCGTCGTCGGCGAGTTCCAGTATTGCGTCGAAATCAGAAGCGTGTTCGTGCCGTTGCCTGCGGCGAACGATGCGGAAATCGAGTGGTTGATTGCCCCAGCCGTGCCCGAACTGTGATCCGTTGCGGTGTTGATCCGCTCGACTCGGGTGGGGTTGGTGGTGTCCGCAACGAGGAACCGCGCGTTCGTGATGCCGTCCGCGAAGTGCGTGCGGAACTCGCCAGCCTGGACGTTCTGATTGCGAATCCAATCCACGCCGAATGAGGCAGGGCGGAACTCGGTGTTCAAGTTGCTGGCGAACGAGCCTTGGTCCGCGTTGTACGCGATGTGGTTCGTGCCGAACCCGTTGTTCCCATTCGCTGCCGTGTAGCCCGCTGGATAGGCCCCGCCGGGCAGGATGGTTGTTGCGACCGTGGGCAGGCTCGTGAACGTCTGCCCCGTCTGATTCACGTCCGACCCGGTTGAACAGTGCGACCCGAGCAACCCCCACTGGAGCGTGGTGTTCTTGACCAGCCCGTGTAGGATGCGGTCGCCCGTGTTCGGTTCGCTCAGGCTGTCGCCCATCCACAAACGAACGGCTTGCAGGTTTGCTTGTGCTGCTGCGGCGTCGCCGACTACGTATGCCATTATTCGTTCTCCCCCATCTTGCCACGCCACCACGCAATCAGCGCGCTAGCGGTCCACTGGTCAGCCCATGCACCACGCCGATTCCGCGCCGCAAGTTGTGCGAACGTCCGGCCGGCCAACTCGGGCGCGAAGATGTAAACGCCGTGGCCTTGCAGGTAATCCGTCAGGGTGGGCGGAACCCACTGGTCTTCGCTCTGGTTGTGCCAGCCGTTGTTTGCCAGCGACGAACGCGGCGGAACACTGACAGCAGACCGATCATCACGAACGGCACTAGTCGCGAGGTGTGATTCGATGCTGAGGCGAGGGTCGTAGATGGTGTTTCCGGCAACGGTCCAAGATTGCACGGGAGGCCCCTGCAACCAAAACACCGCGCCCTGATCGGCCCCCGCGCTTTCCGGCGCGACACGCCAAACGATGTTCCCCGTGACCTGTGCGCCCTTCGCACGGTCCAGCCCAATCGAGAACGAGCGAGGCTGCCCGCCAATGTCGCCACCGCCGATGATGAGGCAATCGCGGATGGCCCCGGTCCAGTCGTCGTTAGGCCCGGCCTGTGCGTGCCCGCCCGTGATGCCTAGTGGGTTGTTGATCGCAACGGACCCAATGACACTCTGCGAACCGCCCCGCAACTGCCAGCCGGTAGCGGAGTTCTCGACGGCAATCGAGTCGTACCACATGCCGTCGCGGACATTGGGGACGCCGTAGTACCCGTGATTGAAGACGGTTGCGGGTGCGTTGTTGGCCTCGCTAAAACCGTTGGCGTAGAGCGTGACTTGGTGCCAGCGGATACCAGACACAGCCGACGCGAACGCGCCTTGTGAGTGGCCGTCAGCCGACCACGAACCCACGACAGACGAACGGCTCACGATGACGTGGCGGATGGGATCGGCTGCGGACTCGCCTTGAATGACGATGCCGCCACCGAAGCCCGTCACCGCACAGTCATCAATGACGATGTTCTCGCGACCCTCTGAACCCTTGCCGTAGAACTTGATGCCGTTGCCACGCCGCCCCGCGTCGGTGGTGGGGTTCTCGATGTCCAGGCCGATGATGCGAATGTTGCCCGCGTAGAACAACGCACCATCGCCACCGTTGGCAGGACGGATGATCGGACGCGGCAAGGCGGGATTGTCGTCGGGATCGGCTGCGATGAAACCGGGGTACTTGGCCGTGCCAGAGACTTGCCACGCGCCGTATTCGCCCGTGATGCTCTGGTCAACAAACTCGCCGCGTCCGATGATGACCGCCCACGGACGCCCACTGTTCGCCGCTGCAAGTGCACGCTTGTGCGCCTCAATGAACGTGCGAACCGGCTGGCCCTTCGTGCCCGTCGCGGTGTCTACGCCATCGGGATCGACGTAGACCCACATGGCCTGCGGATACTTCGGAACCGGATACCAACCGTTCGGACATTGCCCGCCGTTCACCGCGAGGCGGAAAGCATCAACGTCTGCGGGGTCGAACATGACGCCATCGCCGTTGAAGTCGATTGAATCACAATTGCCCGTGGGACAAGGCCCCTCAGAGAACGCCGCGAGGAATGCGGCCATGTCGGATTCGGGATCGGTGTACCCGTTGTTGTCGAAATCAGTATCGCAGAGCGATTCCTGTGCGACGGTTACGGGCGAGATTGCGAGGATGGTGGCGAGGGCGGCGTTTGAAACCACGAATAGACCTCCTGAACCAGAAGCAACAGGAACCCGGACCCGATGAAAACGAGAACCTTGGCGGTGGTTGCCCACTTCTGTTCAAGGTCGCGAACGCGGATAAGCAGGCCCTTTTCAGGCTCACTCGCCGAAACTACGTGCTTGTGTACCTCATCAACCTTTGCGGCAACGTCTTGCATGTCGCCACGAATGCCATGCACTTCGCGCATCACTTCCGATAGGGAAGGCTCGCGAGGGTCGCCATCATCCACTAGGCCCTTTCGGTTGTTACTCACTCTTGCCCCCGGCGAGTTTGCCAATCAGGGACTTCAAGAGCGCGGCCTGTTCGGACTGGTCCCACGTTGCATCACGCTTCGCGGATTCCTTGTCGGCGTCAGACTTGGCCTCATCCCATGCCTTGTCCTCTGCCTTCTTCATGCGCGAGCGAACCGCGTAGCCGCCGCCGATGCCCAGCAGGGCAAGCAAGGTGGGGTCGCTCAGCAGCCCGGCGAATGGAGCGGCGGCGGGGACGGCACTCAAGCCGGTTTGCAGAACCTGCAGACCCGCCGCTCGCTGTTCGTGCTGCCTTTTCAGGCTTTCCGATGCCTCCGCAAACCTGTTCTCAATCGCGGCCCATGCCTTGTCCGCGTCGGCCTGTTGTTCGGCGTACTTGGCCTCAACCTCAGCAAGCCGCGCATCCAGGTTGGTTGTGATGTCGATGCGTTCGGCTTGCTGGGTGAGGTCCAGTTTCGCAAGATTGGCCTCGGCCTCGCGCTTGATCTTGGCTAGTTCGGCCTGTTGCTTGGCGCGGTCGCGTTCGATGGCCTTCTCACGCTGCTCGATAGCGGTGTCGGCCTCGCGCTCCAACGTCGCGGCGGTCACAAGTTCATTGCTGAATGGGCTGCGTACTTGCGGTTCGTTGCATCCCGAGAGCGTGAACACGCTCATCATGCAGGCGAGGATGAGGGCGATTTTGAGCATGTCGCCATCCTTGCCGATTTTCGCTTGCGGTCAAGCAGCCACTTTGCAAGGTCCCTGCGAATTTGCGGGAGCCTGCTTAGGGCGTTTAGCCACCCGAAACCACGCCGCGAGGACATAAGCAGGAGCGAAACCGCACACCCGCATCCGGCAAGGGTGGACGCAACCGGCCTGCGGTTCTTCTTGTAGATCAGCGTCCAGTCAATCAGCCACCGCAACGGTTCAGGGACGCCGTACCAGAGGGTCCCGCCCCATCGCACGACGCACCGGCTGCCTCTGGCGTGCCTGTCCAGAGGGCAAGCGAGGGCCTCGCCCAGCAGGGCACCACGAACAGACGTGCGGTCAGTGGCCCGCACGGTCAGGATGACGTGTACCGGCTCGTCTAAGTCCGTGCAATCCATGCCATCGGCGGAAACCTTGGGGCAGGTCGCACACATCGCGGCGTTCGTGCGGTGTTGCTTGGTCCGCGTGACGTGCCACGAGTGGCGGAGGTGATGCTTGGCGCGGTCATTGGCCGCATGTTCGGCCATGCGTTGCCGCCGCTGGTGTTCCTTCTCGCGTTCCTCTGGCGACATGGCTGGACCGAACAGGCCGTTCAGCCGACCAGATAGACGCATGAGAGCGGACGGTGAAGACTTGATAGGCTCGCCATCGCGAACGGTCGCGGTAACGCCTCGCGTGCCCGTGGCGTCCATAACCGTCGCCGTGGCCCCGTGCTTGTGACTTGTTCCGCATCCACATCCCATTAGATCAAACTCCATGCGTCCGGCGCGGCTGGTGGTGGGGGCGATGCTTCCTCAATCGGCGGGCACCCGCCTTCTTCGCTGCATTCATCGTCGGGCGTGGTCACGGCTGGCGGGCAATCCGAACCGCCGTTGTATTCGCTGCACGGGTCAACCTCGCAGCCGGTGTCGTCCTCCACCGTGACGGTCCATTCCGATATCACGATGCTTGTGGTGGATTTGAACATCTGGCATTGCAGCTCTTGCGTGCAAGGGCACCGGCCAACACCACCACACAGCGGGCAATCAGACTCCCGACAGAACTGGCAGAAAAACTCCCGCTCTTCGCCACGAACTTCCTTTGTTCCTCCAAAGCAATTGCGAACGCAAGAGTACGAATTGTCGATGATTTTTTGGTCGCAGTCTTGCCCCAAACCCTCTCCTGCGGGGCAGATGAAAGGGCATGGAACCCGCGTTTGTTCAAAGACATTGCAGCCGCCAAACGACGCGGAGTCGCTACAACTAACCTCGCTAGGAATGATGCTGGTTATGTCGCCTGGAAGAGTTCCGCCGCAACCAGTACACTCTGCCCAAGTGTCGCACCCCGGCGCACAGTCGTTGCCGGAACAGGTCGCATACAGCAGGGTCGCTGTGCAATTCGCTTCGCACGCCGCACCTTCTCCGTTTCGACGAACGCGGCAAGCCTGTGAGGTAAAGCACTCGTCCGTTTGAATGGGTGGTGGCGATTCCCAGAAACAACCGCAAGTGTCGTTAGTCACGTTGCCGAAAAACTGTTGAACCTGAAACAGTCTCGTTTGCGTCCAAGCGAGCGTCCATTGCCGTCCCCAGTTGCAGCAGACCGATGGGCGGTCGGGATTCTGGAACCCCTGGAAGCACTGACGCGATACGTAACCAGTCAGACAGCATTCGTTGCACGCCGGGCAGAAACTAGACGCCCGCGCCGCCGCGCAGTCCAACGGGCTTTCCTCAATGTCTGAGGCGTCGAAGATTTGCGCGTCGGGAAAGTCTGCCTCGATCTGCTCGCGCGTGCGGTCGATGGCTTCGGGTCCGCTGTAGCACTTGCCCGCAATCAGCAGCGTGCCCGCCCACTCGCCGCCCAGAAGGTCCAAGTAGGCAGACGGTACGAACACGAACCGGCACGAGGCGCAGCATTCAAAGATGCGGCGGTAGTTGCCCTCAGTGCAACACGTACACGTACGCAGCCGCCCGCCTGCGGTCGTCAGCAACCTACCCGCACTCGTGGTTTTGACCGGCACGTTTTATTCGGGATACCACGCTTCGACGCTCAGGCTTGTCGCGGCGTCGTAGGTCAACGTCACCACGCCCGCCGAACTGGTGTAGAGGCGAGTCACGGGGCCTACCACGCGGCTCGAAGTCGCGGGAATCGTGATGGCCTTGTTCGTGTAAGTCGTCGCCGGGTAGCCGTCGCCTACAGGACGGCTCGACTTGTCCGACGCAACCGCAATCGTGACCGTGCGCGAGGCACCGCCGCCGTTGATGAATCGCAGCAGTACGTTATTGCTCGCGTTGACGATTGTGTCACCGCCCGCGTTCACCGCGTTTGCAGTGGGGGCTACGCCGTCGATGCTGGGGTTTTGGGGTGTGAACTGTGCCATTGTGTCTCCTGTTTAGTACGTGATGACGAACACCGCGCCGACTCCTCCGGCCCCGCCGTTGCCACCTAAGCCCGTGTTGCTGCCGACGCCACCCCCGCCCCCGCCGCCACCACACAAGCCGCCGTTGCCGCCCGCCGCGCCGTTGGTGTTGGCCGTAATCGTGCCGCCACCACCACCACCGCCCAGCCCGCCCGCGTTGATGTTGCCGTCAGTGCCGCCCGTGCCCGCCGTGGGGGTAGCACCGGATACGCCCGCCGCGCCGCCCTGCCCGGCTGTGTTGGTGTGCCCGCCGCCCGCCGTGGCGTTGACAAGGGCCGGGGCCGCAGTCGTGCCAGCACCACAACCACCGCCGCAGCCGCCGAACATCGACGCGCCGCCGATGCCGTTCGCGACCACGTTGGTATGACCACCGCCCGCGCCACCGCCGTGTTCGGCTGTAACCGGCGTGCCTGCCGTGTTGAGTGAGTTTGCCCCGCCACCGCCTACGGGAGTCGCGCCGGGTCCGGGCAAGCCGCCCGTAGCCGCCGCAGTCGTGCCCACAGCCCCAGCCGAAACCGATCCGCCACCGGACCCGCCAGCACCGGCCGAAGCCGCGTTGTCGCCGAATGCCCCGCCACCGCCACCGAAGGCTGTTACGAGCGTGAAACCCGACGAGAATGTCGTATTGCCGCCCGTTCCGCCAGCTACCCCGTCAGCACCAGACGCGCCGCCTGTGCCAGCCGTGCCAGCAGCCCCAACGGTCAAAGGTTCAGTGTCGCCAAGTTGCGACGCGACAAACTCGGCAACCACTCGGGCACCGCCACCGCCACCACAGCCACCCGAGCGAACCACCGCGCCGGTCTGCGATGCACCGCCACCACCACCGCCACCACCGCCGTAGCAGACAACGCGAACGAACCGGGGTGCGAAGTTGGTGGGCTTCGTCCAGGTGCCCGAACCCGCCACCGTGAAACTTTGCACATCGACCGGCCCGAAGTTGGTCACGACTGGCCGACCAACCGCGCTGTAGACCTCGAAGGTGCGCCCGTTGAACATGGCCGATTCGCCGGCTGCAAGCGTGCCCTTCCAGACTTCGACCGGCGTAGTGCCGTCCGTCACCTCAATCGTGACCGTGTTGGACGCACTGGCGTGCCCGTTGCGAACGGACATAGACCGCACGCCTCGCTGGGTCGAAGCAGCGGGAGAGGCTACAACGGTCGTCGTGGTCGCACTGGTAATCAGTGTGTTCGTCGCGCCCGGCGTGGTCGCTGTGGTGGACGTATCGACCCATGAAGCGTGTACGTCGATGTCAGCCGTGCTGGTCGTGACGATGCGAACGAGATGAGAAGTACCGCTCAGAATCATGGGGTGAAGACCTCCGCGTACACAGAATCGCCGACTCCGCCACCACCGCCACCACCAGAGAACGAACTACCGCACGCCTCTGTGACGGGTCGCTCTTCCAGTGCTTCGATCAGTTTGAGGGTCTTGTCATTGTCCCAGAACGCAAGGCCGATGCTGTTGTTCGATGGGCTGGTGTATTCCACGTTCGTCATTCTGGGACGCTGGGGGGACGCGCCCGTAAGCAGCGGTGTCGTGCTGCCGCGCCGACGAACCGTGTAGGTCAGAGAGCAGGTAGAACTACCGCTTCCCACCGATCCGCCGTCCACCGTTACCGAAACCGCGAAGACGTGATGTGGGTACGAATCGCGCCGCGTGTCGCCATCGCCGCCGACGTTCTTGATGAAGTCTGTGCGGCCTCGCAGCAACTTCTGCAAGAAAGACGCCTGCGATTGGGTCAGGGCTGGTACAAGGCGGTCGCTCATGTGAACGCGAACCCTCCGAACGCATAGAGCGGGTAAGCCTGGAACACCCGGTTCGTTGCCGTGCTACTTCGCGCCGTGCCGTCGGCCAGCAGGTATTGCGGCACTGACGTAGGCGTTCCGTCGTCAAGCAAGAGCGGGTCACGCTTCGTCGGGTCCGCCGACCGCTTGTTGTTGAATCCGCGATTGGCGACGATGATTTGATGGGCCTTCGCCGTGCCGGGCGCGCCGCCAACCGGACCAATGACCGTGCGGTCTTTGCGGAACTCGAAGTTATACGCCGTGCGTCGATAGACCGTGTTGCCTTCCTTGATGCGGTCGATGCGATCAATCCACATGATCGAGCGTTGTGCCGGGATGCCCACGCTGTCCACCGTGAAGGAATCCGAGTTGACGCCTACCCGTTCCTCCGCCATCCACGTCATAATCAGGTTCCAGCGTGCGCCGGTTTCGCGTTCGTTGCGGACGTAGGAAAGGCCCGTTGTAGTCGCAAGCGCAACGGGCGAAGAGTCGAACGCCTCGTCAGCCGTGTTGACGACCGCGCTGCCCGCAATGTCCAAGAAGAACTCGCGATTTTCAGCACGCGAGAACCACGATACATCCGGGTCGCGGTCAAATGGGCTGTCGTTGTCAAGCGAGCCGAAGCCCTGCTGCTCGTAGTTGTAAACCAACTCCCACGAGGTTCGCCAGTTGTTCACCCGGCGAATCTCGTAGCCGCGAAACTTCAACCCTGCGAACGCCGGGTGTGCGTCCCCAATGTTCGGCGTCATCGCGTCAATGTCGGCTTCGGCGGTCGCCTGGTCCGCAGCGGCCACGGTCACGCGGAAGCGGCGGGAGGCTCGCCCGCTGCTCACGTCGATAACTGCGGCGTCATCATTCAGGACTTCTCGGAAGACCGGGGGCATTTTCGCCATCCTTGCCGGTTTTTCGATGGTTTCAAGTGGGGGATCGGGCAAATCTTCTTGACGCGCAACCCGTTTGCCCGTAGCCTCTTGGCATGGGACAGCACCGCTTGCCGACGTATCAGGAATTGCAGGACGAAATGACCCGCGTACGCGCCGACGCAGAGGAACGCACGCTAGAGCGTGTCCTGTTCAACGTATCGGGCGCGGCCTTGTGGTTCCTTGGCGGGGTGATGTTCGCAGCTGCCGTGATTGGGCTGTTCGTCGCGGCGGTGTTCTAGGGCAGGAACAAGTTGAACTTGTTTGCACTGTTCCGGGTGTTGTTCTTGATCTCTTCCGTGTTCTTGGCCGTCTTCTGTTGCGCCTGTAGTGCCTTGTCTTCGCCCAAGTTCCCAGCGTTGAACGCGAGCCGTTGAGCCTCCGCACTGTCGCCTAGAACCAAGTCGGCCAGCCCACCACGCCGGGTAGGTTCTATTCCGGCCAATGCCGACAGACTCGAATCGACATCAATGCCCCGCATGGCCTCTAGGTTTTCAAGGTTGATGCGGTACAACTCGCGGGCGATGTCTACCCGCTCCTCTTCAACCGCCACAACTTGTTCGGCAACCTTGACGACTTCCATTTCGTCTGCGAATCGAAGCCTTGCAATGCGTCGTCCACGGTTTAGAGCGTCCTCGCTGGCCTTTGCTGCGGCCTGTGCGCGAGCGTCGAAGTCTGATTGGCCCCCTGCGGTTTCTCCATTCATGAGGCGTTGAGTCTCCTGCCTCATGTCCGCGTTGAATTGGTTTGCGGCGTCTAGGCCCTGAGTCACGGCTACGACAGCGGTGCCAATCTCGCCGACGACCGCGTTTCCCGCGCCTCTGGCGAAGTTCCACGCATCCCCCAGTTTATCAATCACCCTGATAAGGTCGCCGCCCTCAAGTTTCGAGAGGATATCGGTCATCTGGTTCAGCACTTTTTCCAGTGCCGGGGCAAGCACGACTGATGCGCGTTTGGCAAGACCTTCGAACGCTACCGATAGCCGATCCGTCGCCTGATCGACCAACACCGCCCGCTGTACGTCCACATCGGACACCACCCCACCAACCGCGCGAACCTCCGCAATCGCAGACGCGAGGCCGCTAGACCCTTCGCTTAGTACGCGAAGAGCGTTGTGCCCTTGCTTGCCGAACAGGTCAAACGCAGCCGCCGAACGCTCTGCGGGGTTCTCGATGCCCGCCAGCCCGTCCGCAATCTGATTCAGAAGTTCCCGCGTTCCAAGCCCGCGAAGTTCCTCAGCACTCAGGCCGATGCGGGCGAGTTGGGCGATTGCGCTATCGTCGCCGATCCGAGCATCGGCAACCGTCCGAACAAGGTCATCGACAAGCCGCCGCGTCGTTTCGGCCTCGATGTTCGCGAGTTTGAAAGCCCCCTCGATTTCCTGAATCTCGACCGTGCCCAGCCCCAGCATAGAGGCGTTTTCGGCGGATCGGTTCAGGTCTTCGATAGACTTGGAGATGCGGGCAAACACCGCCTGCACGCGGTTTGAAAGGCCCTCGATTGCAACGATGGTCGCACCAGCAGCAGCACCGAACGAGAACGCATCATTCAGGCCCTTGCCCGTCTTCCGCGCCTTGCGTTCCGTCGATTCGAGAGCCTTCTCGACGCGATCAAGAACCTTGACGAAGCCGTCATCGGTCGCGACCAGTTGTGCCGCAAGTTTGCCAATGCTCCTAGCCATCGTTGCTCCTATCGCCTTCCGCGCCTCAAGAAGTCCTCAATGGCCTCCTTGCTGATCTCTTCCGGCGTCCGCATGTCCGGCCTTGGGAACGCCTGGTACTCGTCAGGCTTCACGTTCTTCGCACCAGCAACCGCCACCGAATAAGCCCGCGTGACGGAGTTCTCCAGACCCAACCGCTCGATGCCTAGCGGACCCTTCAAGAATGAATAGGCCCGCCATGCGTCAAACTCGCCCGGCCCCAGCCCTTCCGTCGTTTCCGCTAGAGTCTTGCCGAGATGGTCGGCCAGCTCCATCAAAAACATCAGGGTTGGAGCCTGCGTCAGTTTTTTGCGTCGGCCTGAATCGCGCCATTCCACGCATCAATCAAGTCGATGGACACTGACGCAGACAACTTGCTAGCGACCGCCTCCGCTTCTTCCGGCGTCGCACACTGCGGCGTACCGCTTTCGTCGCACAGGTCGGCAAGCACAATCGCCAGCAGAGTCGAAGCGGCTTCGGCATCGTTGCCCGCCTTCTTCGCTTCCCTGTGCTTGGCAATCGCCTTGTCCTGCTCGACCTGCTCGACGAGCGTGCGACGACGGAAGAAAACAACCCCGAGGCCGTCGATTTCGGCCTTGCGGGGTTGCAGGAGTTTGGCCGACGAAATGAGTTCGTGAATGTTCATGAGCCGAAGTTGGTGAAGGTGATCGGACCAGACAGGCGAATGCGGCAACGCGCCAACTGCGCACCGTCAACGCTGTGCGGGGGTGCGTCGTTGCGGACCACGTAGCCCGTGAACGCCTGCGTGGGCGCGGGCGAACCGTGGCCGGGGATCGTGACGGTGAACGTGGTTGCAACAGGACCGCCACCAGCGGACGGGTACATGAGGAGGTTGATTGCAGCCCACGGGGTTTCGGCAAACTCATAGTCAAACGAGCAACCGCCCGGATCGGCTGCGGTGGGGGTGAACTCCATCACGCCCGTTGCGGAGTCGTGGCAAACGTACTGCTCGCCGTCGTACTCGACGCCATCCTTGTCCCACTGGAAGATGCACGGGATAGCGGTGCCGCCCGAAGGGGTGATCGTAAAACCAAGTTCGCGCTTGCGTGCCATGTGTCGCTCCTATGTCGCCATCCTTGCGGGGAATGGCGGGTTGTCAACTCCTCGAAACTACGTTGAAAAGCATCTCAACGTGGTGGATATCCGCGTCCGATGCGTCGTCTTTCTTCTCAGAATTCATGCTAAATCCGGTAAGCAGCGGCCTGTGCGTCTGACCGCCGAAGTCGTCGTTCTCGATTGAGGTGGTGATCTGCTCTTGCAGCATTCGGGCTTGCTGGTAGTCGCTTGCGAAGACGGAGACAGATACGTCGTACGTCGCTTGGCACACCCCGTCGGCTGCGTACTGGCGTTCGTGGCCCTCCAACGCAATCACGATGATCGGGAGGGTTTCATCCTGACCGGCCAGCCCGTAGTAGATGCGCGTGCCTACCGCGTCCTCCACCAAGGGCAGGTCTTTGATCTTGGCGTAGAAGTCCTGTTCAATCATCCCGCTTTCCCCTTCTGATACCGGGCTATGGCCCTCGCAATCGCCTGCTCCATCTTCGCAGCCGCGCGGCTACTCGCCATCTGGACGCCTCGCTGCATAAACCGCGTGGGCTTGATGCCGGGGTGGGGAATCGCTACCACCGTGTTCCCGCTCTTCTGGAGCGTGTGGTGGGGGCGAACGCCCGTCTCAACGAGGTGCGCGTACCAGACAGGTCGTACGGGCTTCGTAACAAGCCGATCCCACGAGGTCCGCTCCGCTAACTTCCAATCGCGATTGGGGCCGACCACGCCGACGAACACAACACCGTTCGCCCGGCGTCGGCTGCGATACTTGACCACCTTGAAGTCGATGCTTTGCCGAAGTGACCCGCTCTCGCGCGGTGCGTTCGCCCGAATCTGATCCCGTACCACCTTCGCAGCAGCCGAAACACCCATCCGCACGCCCTTCGCACGCAACTTGTCGGGCATGGCGCGTAGTTCGGCCTTCATGTCCTTGATGCCAGACCACTTGAACGCTACTTTGACGATCTGTCCGCTTTGGGTAATCATTACGAACCCCCCGGCTCTGGAGCGTTCTGGACTGGTGTTTCAGAGTTGTGCAGAAACTCGCCGGGTACAAGGATGTCTTCACCCGTGGCAGTCGCCTTGTCCGCGCTTTGGATGCACGTTGCCAGCGTCAACTCTTGCCGGAAAGTCTCGTTATCGACGGTCTGAACGTCCCACAGAACGCCGCGATGGACAATCACGTCCTTTGCGTTCAGGTCGCGGAACCACCGAAGCGTCAGTTGCATCGTCTTCCGAGTGACCTGGCGGTTCGCCTCGAACGCCTCGACCGCCCCAATCTGCTCGATACGCGCAGAACGCTTGGGGTGGTCCGTCAACGCGACATACGACACGCTCCGCGTCCCGTTGGGGTTGATGGTCGTCACCTTACGGAACGCCTTGACGCGCTCGTTGAAGTCGCCGGAATGGAACTTGTTTGCCTTCATCACCAGACGAGGTAGACGTTCACCGTGGTAGACGCGCCGACAATCGACCGCAAGCGAAGCGGGGCCGGGGCTTGCGGGTTGGAAGTAACGGGCAGGGTCACGCTCGTAGCCGCGCCGCCCAAGCGACTGTCAAGCGTGCAAGCCACGTTACCGGATGCGATGACGAAGAAACCGCGCGGGAGGTCGTCGCCCGTCGCGCTCCAATCCGCTCCAGCCGTAATCAGCCTCACTTGATGGCCCGGCGCGTTGATATCCGAACTGTGTCCCTCAAACTTGTTGCTCATCGGTGAATCTCCTGTACCGTTTTCCGCATCCCACGGAAGTAGACTGTGCCCGGCCAAAGGTGCGTAGTGATCGCGCGAACGGACCCCTCAACGTCACCGCCGACGATGCCCGCCGTGAACTGCTCGCGGTTCTTGTACCAGTGGCCGACGATCAGCAGCACGGCCATCTTCGCAAGCGACGGCACCGCCGTAACGTCGGACGCGAGGCCCGCGTCATATGTCACCTTGAAGCAGCCCAAGTAGCCATCGCCGACGGTCGGCCATGCCTTGTTCGGCCTCAACGCAACGCGGCCCGGAACGCTGGCGTAGTCAACCTGATAATCACCCGCGTCGAAGTCCTGCGAGTTGCCGTCGGCGTCGATGTATGCAATTGAAACGCCGTCGATGTCCACAAGGGGACCGCCCGGCAACTCCAAAACCGTGTCTGTCGGGAGGTGGTCCAGTTGCAGCCGCAGGTTTCGACGCACGAACTTGACGCCAGCGCACGACTCCGCGTACTTAGTCGCGGCAACGATCATCGCCTGTATCACGAGGTCAAAGTCCTCGATGTCCACGTTGAGATGTCGCTTTGCTTCCGCAAGCGTGACCGCTGGGTAGTCGTTGGGGTTTGTTTCAACTAACACCATGAAACCGGCCCAGACGCTTTCGCGCGTGGGCCGGGAGAGAGGGGGGAGGGAGGTCTTACGCGCCGGTGCCGCTGGTGGTGCCAGCAGGACCCTGCACGATCTTGCCAATGCCGAGGGCCGCAGGACCCTTCTTGGTGCGGTAGCGGACGCAGTAGATTTCGCCCAGAGCGGTGTTGGTGCCAGCACGGATGAACGCAGCCGCGAGGTAGCGGCCCAACGTCGCCCGAGGCTCGTGGACGCAGATACGGGCAACCTGCCCGTCAGACGCCGCGATGCTGCGCGTACCGCTGAGGTGGCTCACGCCGGTAGAACCGTCAGACGAAGTGGACTGGCGGACATAGCCGAAGTTGCCAGCGTTGGCCGTCGCGATGGTTCCGAAGAACACCGCGCCGTCCCAGCCCTGCATATCCACGTACGTCGAAACGACTTCCGTGCCAGCCGAGCCGGTGTCGTCGGCAACCCGAGTGATGTCAATATCTTCAAGCAGTGCAAACATGGTCTTTTTTCCTTGTGTTTGTGGTGTGTCCGATTCAACCGGCTATTAGGCCGAATACTTGAAGCGAACGAACGCGGTCTGGAAGATGGGCATGGCGTCCGTTTCCTTGCGGAGATAGAAGAACGCCTTGTTCTGGTTGTTGCTGGTCGTGTCGTTCGTGACACGCTCGACGCTCATCGTGAGAGCGTCAGCGATGGCGTAGTAGGACATATCGCCAACGACGAGGCCGTAGGTGTTCTGAGTCGAACCGCTGGGGGCGAACTCGCTTTCGTAGATCGGGATGCCCATGATGCGCGGCACGTCGGGCTGCGTCAGGTCGTACTGCATGTAGTAGCGGTTCTCAGCGTCCTTGAGGAGCGCGAGCTTGGTGAACGTGTCGCGGTGGCAGATGCCGATGGCACGGGTGCGATACGACGCCTTCAGGGTCAGGATGCCGGTCTTCAGTCCGTCCGAAGTGAAAGCGGTGTTCGCACCCGTGTTCACATCGCGGCCCGTGCTGATGCCGTTCGTGCTGGCGGTGAACAGGCCCAAGGGCTTGCCCACGCCGTCACCACTGAGGAACGCCTTCTCTTCCGTAACCGCGTGCTTGTACGCGAGGCGGGAGAGGACGTAGGACTCGACGCCGGGCATCCGCTGGAGCAGACGCTTCGACACGTTCAGCCGCTTGGCGACCATCGAAGGCTTCAGGTCACGACGCCCGAAGGTCATCGCGGTGTCAGCCGTGGGGTCTTGGTCGATTTCGGCGGTCCATTCCGCATCGCTGGGGTCGTTTTCGAGAGTGGGGACGCCCAGGCTTTCGGCGTTGCCGACCGGGTAAACGGTCGCGTTCGCACGCACGAAGTTGTTGTCGTCCAGTTCCTTCCAGATGGTGCCGAGAAGGGCCTGCGGGAGCAGGAACCCACCAGCCGAGCCGATGCCGACTTGCAGGTCGCGCATCTGGCCGTTGCGGCCGCGAAGGTACTGGCCGAGGGCGTTCTCATACGCCTCGCCGCGAACTTCGTAGTCATCGGGGAGGGTGATGCTGCGCGTCTTGCCGTGGACGTTGCGGTACTCGATCTTGCCGGGCTTGCTCGCCGTGCGGGTCTGGACCGCCGCGCCGCGATGCTCGACTTCGACCTCATCGTCGTCGATCAGGTCATCCAGTTCGGCCATCCGCTTGGCGTCGGCGTCAATCTGCTTGACCTGTTCGTCAATCTTGCGCTTGTCCGTGAACAGAGCGTCGATCCGCTCGCGTTCGGCTGCGTCAAGAGTCCCGCCGCGCTTCTGCGCTGCGTCCTGAATCTTCCGGGCTTCCTCAATCAGAGTACGCCCCTGCGTCTGCAATTCTTCCTTAGTTGCCATCGTTCGTTCTCCGGTGTGTTCCGGGAACGCGCGTGAAATGACGATTCCCGGAACGGTGTAAAACCGCTCCGGCGAACCGCCCGCATCACGCTGGCATGGCCCGCCTCTCTTGACCGATCCCGCTCCGCATCACGCATCACGAGAACGCCAAGGGCTTCTGGTTTGAATACGGCTCGCGGGCTTTCACCCGCTTCGCCGCTGGAGGCTGTCGCGCCATCCTTGCGGGTCGCGCGGTCAAGTCAAGTCTTGGTCTTGCATGAGTGCGACCACAAGCCCCGCATACGCCGCGCCGCCCGTGTCCTTGGGCTTCTCAACCCGACCCGACCGAACGACTAGATCGAACTGGGCTTGGTCGTAAGCCGGGAACGCGACCACGCTGATTTCGTACAGCCGCACTTCTTCAATCTCGCTGGCCCGCTTGTTCTCGTCCCAAGTCTCGCGGATGATGTCGAAGCCGAACGACATGCCGTCCAGGTCGCCGCGTTCAACCTGCGTAATCAGGTCGCGGCCTTCCTGCGTGTCGGGAATCTCAGCCCGGAACCACAGGCCCCGCTCATCCTCGCGGAGTTCCAGCGTGCCCGTCACCTTGCCGTCACGGTTGCGACGGGAGGCGATGACGCGGCCCGTGTCGTGGGAGTGAAGAAGTTTGATGCTGGGCTGCTCGGCAAGCGACGTAGCGAACGCGCCGCGCTTCACAACCTCAGTCCACGCCCAGTCACCGCGCCCGAGTTTGGTTTCGACCTCGAACTCAGTCGCGTAGCCTTCAAGGTATCGCTTGCCGTCCTTTTCAGACGAGCGAAACTGCGAAATCTCGCGGACAAGTTGCCGCTTTTCAGTCGTTGTCATGCCGCCTCCTTGTTATCCACAGAAGCCAACCGCATCGCCACTTCCAGCACCGCGCCCGCGCGGGTGTCCGCATCGGCCTTCGCGTCCTTGGCGTGCTTGATGTATTCGTTCGCCATCGCCCCCGCCAACTTCCCGGCGTTGCGGCCAGTCATCCCGGCCAACGCCTCAGCCGCAGGGAAGAACGCCCCGCGAACATGCTCCGCGTGCCCTTGCCAGAACGCTTCCCGATCTGCGTCCGTCTTCGCCCGTGCCAGCCGATCCGACTCGACCTTGCCCAGCCGTTCGGCAACGTCGGACAGCACGGGGAGCATCGACCGCGCGGGCTGTGCCCCGCCGACCGGCGCGGCCTGGTTCGTGTCTTCCTTTTCCCACGCGGGCAATTCCTGATCCACCAGCACCCGAGCCGCCTGCATGTTGATGGGCACATGCACAACGTCACCTTCGGGACCGTGCAACGGCTCGCCCAACTTGCGGCAACCCTGATTCGCCGTGTAGATGCCCCATTGCCGACCCTGCGCAACGGCTTCCATCTGGCTCTTCCAGTCGCCTCGCAGCAACTCGTGTTCGTTGACCTGTGCCCGTAGCGTCTGCTCTTTCTGGCTGAACAACTTGCGCGAGCATTCAACCTCGAACTTGCTCTGGACGGGAGCCAACGCCCCTTGGTAATACTCGATCCGCTGCTGCTCGATGTTGTTGAACTTCGCCCCATCCATGATCCCAACCATGTGCGGAGGGACGCCAAACGCATTGGCGAGCGAGGATTCGGAGAACTTATACAACTCGATAAGTTGCGCGTCCTCGTGGCTCATGCCCTTGAACGCTTCCAACTCCATTCCGGGTTTCAGCGACAAAATCCGCCGCTTCTTCGCGCCGACGTACTCGCGCTCGATAGTCTGCTCGACCTCGTTTTGGGTCTTGGGGTCGGGCTTGATCGTCCACTTGAGGATGCCGGACGGGTTTATCATCGACCCGATGCCCGATCCGGCGGATTCGGTCACAGCCGCCGCGAGGCCCAGCGATTCAGCCAAGTAGCGGACAGGCGACAGCATGTTGACGCCATCCAGCGACAGGCCCGGCAACTCGAACACCTCGTTCTGTGCCAGTGTGTACGTCTCGCCGTTGTCGTTTGTGATTCGGTACTGGATCGGCCCGAACGCACCGTTCCGGCGTTCCTTGATGATGTGCCGCCAGTGAACCGGCCACAACTGCACGGGCCTGCCCGTCGTCGTAGACCGCACAATTCGCGCCAGCCCCAGCCCCGTCAATTGCTGGTTCGCAACCAACGCTTCTTTCATCGACACAGCCGACATTTCCGGGTTCGGCTCGACGTTCAGCAGATACCAAAGCGGATGGTCATTGCGGTCGATGATGTTCCCGCCGCGAACGTCCACGATATCAATGGGACACTTGGCAATGTCCTGCGAAATCAGCCGCACGCACGTCATCACAACGCGGATGCGCAGGGCGGTTTCTTCGGTGATGGTGTACCCCGCACTGCTCGGCTCACCACCGCCCCAAATGGATACCGCGCCCTCGCTTCCAAGGGCTACCCCGCCGTACTTCGCGGCGCGCAGAATCAAACCGGCCAGCAACGATTTCAGGGCCATTGCCGCATCCTTGCCGGTTTTCAGCAGTTGTCAACCCAGCACCCGCACGAGGTCACGCGCGTCGTACTGCGCGGAGTCCTCTGTCAGCAAAAGCCGACTCAACGCCATAAGCATCGCGGCCCCGGCGTCGATCAAAGCCCCGTCCGCGCCCTTCCGTGGCATCATGCCCCCGCCGCTCCGCTGCCTGTGCCATGTCATGTTCGTGACCATCCATGCAAGGCAGGGGTTGCCATCATGCACGATCTTCTTCGATTTGACCAGCTCTTGCAGCTTCCGGCAGGCATTCGTGTAGGTTGCGTAGTTCTGCCTCAGTTCCACCACGGGCAAGCCATCCTCGTTGGCCAGCCGGGGGGCAATGTCAGCCGCGCCGTAGGGGTCGTAGCCGATTTCATGGTGCCACAGCATCCCCGATGCCGCCTTGATGTCGGCCCGGATGTAGTCGTAATCAATCTGGTCGCCCGGCGTAGCGGTCATGTACCGATTCTCGATCCAGTCGCGGTAGGGCACCCGGTTCGCCTTTTCGCGGGCTTCGATGTTGTCTTTCGGGATGTAGATGTGCGGGTACACGTAGTGCATCCCATGTTCATCTCGCACCACGGTCACGAAGGCCGTTGCGTCGATCCAACGGGCCAGGTCCATCCCGCCGCAGACCGCGTGTTTCTTGTCGGCCCATGCGGATAGTGGGGGAACCTCGCCCTTGCAGGCAAGCCAATCCTCCGCAGAAACCGCCATATCCGCCTCGTTCGTCCACTGGTTCAGGTAGTACGAACGAAACCGGCTCACGGTCATCGCGCCGGTTTCGATGTCCCGCATGTAGTCGTAGAACCGCTCGATGTTGATGGAAGTTCCAAGGCCCGGATTCGCCCGATACCACGTTTCCTCAGACTTCCAATCATCTTCCGGCTTGGCCCCAAACACCATCACCAGCGCGTGCGGGTCTTTGACGATGCCGTTCCAGATTCGCAAGTCGGCCTCGAATATCTTGTAGCCGAAACGGGTGGTGTTGTCGCCCGCCGTGGACAAGACCCATTCCATGCTCTCGGGAATCTTGGACAGATTCAACCGGGCCTTCTGGAACATGTCATCGGTACGGAACTCGTGTACCTCGTCCACGATCAGGAAGAACGGACGAAACCCGTGCTTGCCCTTCCCGCTGCTGCTGCCGGCCTTGAAGAACGAACGCATCCGGGGGTAACTGATCCCGTCCGCGTGGGTCTGGAAGTCCGACAGCATCGGGCTTCCGTCCACCATCTGCTTCGCATCGCGAATCATGATCTTCGCTTGCTCGGCATCGTTGGCCAGCACGTAGATTTCAGCGTTTGCCCGCAGCATCCCGTAGACACCAACACCCGCGCCTAGCGGCGTCTTGCCGCTGGTCTTGGGTAGCCACAGGTGGACGGAGTGATACCGCCGCGTGCCGTCCTTACGCTTCCAGCCGAACGCCCGGCGAAGGATGGCCCGCTGGTCGTCGCGAGGCTGGAACGGCTGCCCGGCGAGGTTGGGAATCACGAGGCAGTCTTCGAAGAACGCCGTCACCTTGTCGGCGGATTCCTTGTCGAAGAAGTAACCACGGGCCTCGACCTCGCGGTCCTGCGCGAGCATGACCGGCGTCCCTTGCAACCCCGGTTCGCCCTCCGGCCCAGCCCACTTCATCGCGAGCATCCAGGGGCGGTCAAGGGGCATTGTCGCCCTTCCTGGCGAGATGCAACGCCGCCGCCCTGTTGCACGCGCGATACATGGTGGACAGCGACTCTTCAACAAGCCGCGAGAGTTCGGCGTCATTCCGCACGTCCACATGCGTCTGCAGGTCGCTGGCGATCAGGTCGCAGATAAGCCGCGTGCGGTCCATGACCTCAAACGCTGTCCATTCGTCACGCTTCATATCGCTCATGCCGAACCCCTTTCCACCCTCGCGTCTCCAACCGCTGCCCGCACTTGATCTACCAACCCGCTCGGCCCATCGACATAAGCATCAAGCAAGTTCTCTCGCCCGATGCGAGGTGCCAGAACATCACACACAACCCGCCCCACCTCGCGGTGCCACTCTTCCGAATCAGTCGGCACGTCCAGCCGGGCAAGCCGTTGCAGTTCGCCCATCAACTCACGCACCGCTGGCCGATCCGCACGCCCAAAGCGTTCCTTGCCAGCACGCTCCCGCTGCGTCTCTTGAACCGCCTGCGTCCGACGCATCAGCATCCAGACTTCACGCAGCCCGCGCCGTTGGCGTAACTTGGCGTCTAACTTCGCCTCGTACAGCATCGCCGCACGCGCCGCATCCCTGCTCGCCTCGCGATCCATGCAACCCCCTTCAGGCATACTTGCCAATCGGGAACGATTCGCCCTCGTCCTGTCCGGCCCGATCCTTGGGCACGGTCGTAATTACGCCGACGCGATACAACGCAAGTTCGTCATCCGCACAGGATGCGGCCAGTGCAAGCCACTCCTTCACCTGCGGGCGCAACTTCTCGACACCCTCCGCGTCGTACTGATACCCGCCAGGGCAGCCCTCGTCGTCACGCTTCAAGGTCGCGATGTACGCGGACAGTTGCCGCCAACGGGCGACCTTCTCGCAGTACCGGGCCAACCGCTCCGCAAAGAGCGAACGGTCTACACCCCAACTCGGGCTGGCGGGTGCAATCTCCTGCCAAACGGTTGCAGCGTCAGCACTTAGCCACGCTGGGCACTCGATAGCAACCCCGCCGATCAGGTCTTTGCGTTGTTCGCCATGCGCTCGGTGTGCCCGTCGCCCGCTCGCCTGCGCCACCGCCGCAGGCACGGGGATCGCTCCGCGTATGTTTGGCATGGTAAATCGTTGGCACGCTATGGGTTGTGGTCAAGTATTCGGACCCACAACGCCTAGTGAATGTGCCGCACGATTCTAAATACCCCAGATTCTCAGAATTAGGGGCACGACGGGAAAGAGT